AGATCGACCAACTGATGTAATTGAATGGGCAAGAACACAAAATTCAAATCATCCAACTGAAAAACCTGTTGGTTTAATGGCAAATTTTATTAAATGGACAAATGGTCTTATATATGACCCCTTCATGGGCAGCGGTACCACAGGCGTAGCCGCCATCCAATTAGGCCGCAAATTCATAGGCATAGAACGTGAACCCAAATACTTTGACATTGCCTGCGAACGCATAGAACAAGCGGTAGCGCAAGGGCAATTATTTGCACCAGAACCAATGAAACAAATTCAGGAGTCATTTTTATGAGACACCCCGAACCAAAGATAGTCATGATCTACAAAGCAGGCCCACCAAAATGCTGCCACACTTGCGAACATTATGGAAATGATGGCTTATGCACCACATTCTTTATGGCGCCGCCAGCAGAGTTTGCCGCCGCTGTGGATTTATGTCCAAGTTGGGAGGTTGAATGTCCGTTTTAAAAGTGCGCCCCATCGGGCAAAGAATACGTCAATGCCTGGCAGTGATTGACACCAACCAAGCACCCATGACCGCCCGTGAAGTTTGGAATCATCTTGAAGGTGTATCTATTGAGAATTCCAGTAAATACTGTTTACGCGCCGTTGACCTTGGCTTGATGACCGTGAACCGAGAGACACGCCACAATCAATTTCAATGTGTGGGTGGCTGGAAATTAAAGCTGGAACAACGCCAGTCCAATCGCGTAGTGGAGCGCAAAAAGCCTTTGCCACTTCACAAAATGATTAACAGCGTCTGGAGCCTTGCTTTATGAAAATCGAGATACCCACCGAGCATCACGAACAAGCCATGACCGTTCAATGGTTTCGCAGATCGTGGCCCGGCGTGATCATTTTTGCTATTCCAAACGGTGGCGTTCGAGACATTCGCACCGCCACCAAGTTAAAAATTGAAGGTGTCATGCGTGGCGTGCCTGATTTGTTTATCCCAGAATGGCGACTGTGGGTGGAAATGAAACGCATTAAAGGTGGCATTGTCAGCCCTGAACAAAAAAGTTTTATAAAGTATCTGGAAAGTATTAATTATGCGGTTATAGTTGCAACAGGCGCCGAAAATGCAAAGTTGCAAATAAGCGCTTTTTTTAACCAAATGAAAGAATCAAAATGACCAAAGAAATCAAAGACAAATCCATGACCTTGCGATTACCAGCCAGCATTGTTGCTGCCTTGAAAGCCGAAGCCGCCGCCAATACACGCACGATGGCAGCGCAAGTTTTGCACATCCTTAAAAACAATCTGGGGAAATAAGATGTTCGATAAGATAAGAGAAATATTCCAAACACCAAGTGCTGACAGTTTGGCTTTACGGGAATTAGAACAAGCAAAGCGAAGTCTATTAGAGGCCCAAACCAGCCAAGAATATGCCAAGCGTATGGCTGAGTACCACAATGACCGTATCAAGCGCCTCACGTCTTATTTGCATTTGGGAGAAACCAAATGACAAAACCTATTGATAAAACAGTTCGTACAGTTGCGGAACGAACGCGCACTGTATTGCGCGAGAATCGTCAGAGCCTGAGCCATGTATTGCCACCATTAAGCGACAAAAATCCCAAACGCTATGTCAGCGGTGGTGCGGTGCTTATGCCCAAGTTACCGAATCAAGCTTTGCCCAATAAATCCAATATTTGGGATCGTGATACATACCGCACGGGTGACGGTGAAGTATTACAACAAATGCGCCCCGGTGCTGAAGATGCTTTGAAATTGCCAAGCCGGGGGTTTAAAACATGATTGAAACAAGCTGGATCGGTGGTAAATATCCGGGCATTAGAACCCCACCCATACCCGTAATCAAAGTTGTAAAAAAACGTGTCCCAACATATTTTCAACCACGACCTTCAAAGAATGCGATCTTGGCGGTGGTGCGTGCCAAAGGCCCAATCAGCATTGCAAACATTGCCCTGTCGCTGAAAAAAAGAAAGAACTTGGTGAATATGCATCTGCTGGATATGCAGCGAGAGGGTTTGGTTATCAAAGAGTATCGTCGAAACAAAAATAATGGTCATCACCAAATGTTTTATTCGGGAGTGCAATGATGTTTTGTATTGGCCTACTTATCCTAGTTGTAGCAGTGTGCTTAGGCTGTGGCTACATTTTATTTTTGATAATGAAAGACGCACAGTTATGAAAAAACCACACAAACACAAAGAACTAATCAATGCTTGGGCCGATGGCGCTGAGATTGAAGTGCGAGCGTATGGCTTTGAGCCATGGGCTGATGTACCTAATCCAACATGGAATACGGGTGCTGTATACCGAATCAAGCCAGAGCAGGAGCCATTCGGTTATTTCAAATCCGAGCCTTTTGGCTGGACTGACTGTGCGAAGGCAGATGAAGGCGCTATAGCACTTTACGAGCGGCCTGCACCAGAGCAGGAGCGTGAGGCTTGCATGGAGTTGGCTGGTGAGTTTGCTCGTAAGTGGTGGTCAATTCATTGCGCCAGCAACAAACACATGGAGACAACGCGTAAGGCACATGATGATTTTTGTGCGCTGCAAGCAATGATCCGGGCAAGGGGGAAGATATCACCACCAAAGCGCGAGTGGGTAGACCTGACACTTGAGCAATATGAAGCAATCTGGCGCATGGATTTGAACCACAAAGATTTGATGGATAGAACCATTGCCAAACTAAAGGAACTAAATCATGACAACAAAAACTGAAGCACTGAAGCTGGCGCTGGAGGCTTACATCAAAGCGGGTTATGGAAATAGCACAGATTTCCATTTGCAAAATGTGGCTTATGCACAAGCATTGCAAGCCCTAGCGCAACCAGAGCAGGAGCCTGTGGCACACATAGGGATGATTGACGAAGAGCATTTTGCTGACGTATGCAGAAAAGCAGGGGGCAATAGCAATACACCACTCTTCACATCACCACGAACATTCGACGACTACGGGAACAAAATAGCATGAAATTTGAAGTAAAACTAAGCGTTGTAAGACGCAAGGGCAGGGCGAATAAGAAGATGATTGCCCCGTTCATCAATGGCTGGAATGTCTGGGACATACCCGAGAAGCATTGGACTGCAGATGTTCAGAACGCAATCGAGAATGCTTATTTACTAGGGCGTAACCAAGCCATAACCCAAATCAAAAAAGAATTGGACGTGTCGTTTGGTGCGCTTACGGTTGATTGGGGTGACGTGAAGGACGAGAAATGACAACGCATAAATTAACGGCTGATGGAATGGCTGTGGTAGCCCCCAATTGTCATTGGATTCCTATTGATGAAAGCACGCCACGAGGCGTGTCGATGTGGTTAATTAATAAACGATCTGGTGTGGCTCAGAAAGGACATTACTATCCTGCTGATAAGTTTTTTGACCACTGGTTTCCGTTACCAACTTTTAAAAAATGAGAAAAGAAACATACACAATATGGGACGCTATGCTGGCAAGCCCCACAGAGCCAATGAGCGAGAAGCAACGCAGACACCAGTTAACACGGATGTGGAGTGGCCTTGCAGGATTGGAGACATCAGCAGAGCCAACGAAAGATGACTGGTTTGTATGTTCTGATGCAGTCAATTTAATGGAAACTTTGGTGGAGCAAAAGCATATCGTTGATCCCAACAATATGCTATTTGATGCCATTCGAGCATTGGCAGAGGCTGGACAGCGTAGTTTTGCGGGTAAGCCCTTGCGCTTAGACGGTGCTGGCATTCAAGCTATTCGTGGCGTTTTAGCAGATTACACAATGGTGCTTGAGTCACTACCCGCCAGAACCATGATCCACTGCCACCGATTGACTGAAAAGCGTTTAAACGAAATCATGAAAGGCAAAATGAAATCACACGATGTATCTGTTTAGTAAAAAAATGTTTTACAGTGTGTTTTTATGTTGTATAATTAATCATCGCAATTAATTAAACAAGACAACACAATGAACCACATCACACAAGCAACACAAGCCGGATACGAAGCAGCCATCAATAATCAAATGCGTGCCCCAGCTTTGAACACAATGATCCGGTCGCTGATTGCCACCAATGTTTTTACTCACGCAGAAACTATGAATATTTTTCAAGCCTTTGTGCTTGGTTATGAAACACGCATTACTGAAGTTTGCAATGCCATGCTTGCAGAAGAAGCATAAAAAAATGCTTAATCCCTTTATCCTATCCGCCCTCCGGGGCGTGACAACAGAGCAGGATTTGCTGGATTGCCTTCAGGCGCTAGCCAGTCACTTTCCCGCCAATGAAAAGATTGGGGATGCTTTACTGGATTGCATCCTGATTCTTGATGACCACTTAAACAACTGAAAGACACGATATGAAAACAATTATTAACCTTGCATTCACTTTGGCTTTTATGGCTTGCACCTTGGGCTTGATGCTATCCTACTTTGATGTTCTGACTAAGTAGTTCATTCTTAACGGCGCTGCCATTGGTGGTGCCGTACCAGTAACTGAGAACCAGCATGGCCACGGCATCCATCAGACCCAAGACACGCCCCACAATTATTTCTGGCGTCTTATCCGGGTAGCCATAAAAAAGCACTGCAATCTCTGTGCCAATAGTGAGTATAAGCAGAACAAGCGACAGCCAAAAAAGCATCTTTTGAGTGCCGCCTGACACACTGGCCTGCCTTGCGGAGTCACGATCTTTGAAACTGAGTTCAGCATAACGAAAGCCACGCTCTTTTTCATTGTTCTGATACTCCAATTCCAATTCACGCAGCTTGCCGATTTGCTCAGGCGTTATTTGGCCTGTTTGAATAATCTCGCTGATCTTATCCTTGGTGGCGCCAGACAAACCCAACAATTCACCGACAGATGCCACAGCAATTGCCCCCAATGGGCCAAACATTGCGGAAGCCACTGTGGGGGCCACTGATTTGAGGGTAGCCAACCAATCCATTACTGCCAAACCCCTGTACGCATTTGTTTTGCCAAGCGCTCACATCGGGCTGGTGTCTGACTATGCCATTTGCTAAGAATCATGTTTTCAGCGGCTTTATCATAATTGCCACCTTGGATCAATGCGAGAGTAGTTTTAAAGGCCAACAAGCCTTCAATGCCCATTTGGAATGCCATATTGATGAGGACGTTGAGTCTGACCTGATCCAAGTCTTTAACCCAAGGCAGAGCTTTAAAAACCTCTGCTGTTTTGCGCTGAATGTCATTATTTAGCAAGTAAGCCGATTCCTCTGGGGTGATGCCACCATTACGGCGTTTATCAATAAGCCTGCCCACCCCAATCGTCATGTAACCGAGGCTATCAGGATAAGCCGATAAGACTTCACCCTCATCACGCCTCAATTGCTCGTTAAGGTTTGTAACCATGATTCGTAGCCCATCCCAAAAAGATGTAACCAAGGCCAACAACACCAGCCCAAATCAGACCCAATAAAGTTTTCTCAATTACAGTCCTACGAAACTCAATCCGCTGCACTTCTGCTTGGATTGCCAGCCGAACCCACCTTTGCTCTTCATCAGACAATCCAGTGTCGGTACTTCTGATGCGGATTGCTGCTGCTATTTCAGCGGCAAATTCAATGCGTTCTTCTGGGGTCATGATGTAGGTCAATTAATTCGTTATGATATTTTAAACGCTTGTAATAGTTTCCCAAGCCGTAGCGCCTCCAATGCGTAATTTATTTAGCGTGGTGTCGAAATACATAGCGCCCTTCACATACGCTGGGGCAGATATTGTTGCTGCTTGCACTGGAGAAATTGTTCCAGAAAAGAAAGCATTTGCACCATTGAAATATTGGCGAACAGTTCCACCACCATCACTCAACACAATATAATTAGAGCCTGTAGCGGAGATTGGAAAAGTACCACCAGTGTAGCTACCAAGGATTACGTTTTGACTACCTGTAGAGATTGCACTCCCAGATGAGAAGCCCACACCTGTGTTGAAATTGCCTGTGGTATTGCTGAGAAGCGCTTGAAAACCAAGTCCCGTGTTGTAAGCACCTGTGGTGTTTGAAAAAAGTGCGGCTGATCCCACCGCTGTTTGATAGAAGCCTGTAGTATTGGCATTTAGTGTGGCAGCGCCAATAGCTGCATTGTTTGCTATAGAGCCGCCTCCTAATCCCACCTTAACGGTATTAAAAGTGGCATCTTTTGTGGCCGTAAGAGACTCTACACTTACCGATGTACGATCTTGAAAAGCCATCGTACCCAAGTCACCATTTGTCGGAACTTGATTTGGTGCTGTGCCTAAAAGTAAAGCCATGATGTTTCCTTATGTTGCCCAAATACGCATAGGCGCAATAGGGAAGATTTGATATTGTTCTAACTCAGGAGACTCGTCAGCTTTTACATTGATGTGCCATCCTTCCAAAGCTGCCATGAACGGAATGCTTTCAGCATCAAACTCATTTGTTGGCTTTGAGATGGTGCCAATGGTGGAGATATTGACGTAGTTGGGAGTCACTAAAGCCTCCACTAGTACAACACCAGTTTCATCCTGTATTTCAGCTACAGTGGTGTAAAGCACTGCGTTTGCAGCAGCTTCATCAACAAACTTTAAATAGTAGTCGATCATGATGTGAGGCCTTGAAGTTGAGTAGGTGTGAGGGCTACAGGGTAGTAGATAAATCGTTTGATTGTTCCGTTAATAACTGATGCGCCCGGCCCAAACCCTAATTGCAACTGCGTTGCTATTGGAAGAACACCTACGGTATCTGTTAATACGGTGTTTCCATTTGAGGTAAATCCAAAATTATTGACTTGATAAAAGCCAGCAAGTTTAAAGGATTGATTAACGGTGAAAGCATTTGCTGAGGATAAAGTTGCCTCCGCAATGCCATTAACATTTACTCTCAATCCTAATATAGAACTTCCAGATAACGCACGAAGTCGCACATCATTATTTGATGTAGTGTCATTTGTAGAAGCAATTACACCATTTATTGACAATCCAATAACCGATATTTCTCCATACATTGTTCCCTGACTCTGGCTATACCAACTTGAAAAGTTAGTTCCCGTCATACTCGCACTATCAGTAGCACGGGTTACTTGTGAGGCTACTGTTGAAATGTACGATGTGGCAAAGGCTCCTGCTTCTAATTGAGCGCCCCATATGTAGATGCCTGAGTAGCCGTTGCCTGTGAAAGAAAGAGTGTTGTCAGCAGATGTAACAGCAATTAAAGTATTTACAGTGGCAGTTGCGGTTGCAGTTTTAGTAATGGAACAACGATACCAGCCGTTTCCAACAGGAATGATTGAAGCTGTTGGACTGTTTATTAAAGTACCAACTGTACCCGCTGTTAAATTAAAATATGCTCTGGTAACACCACCAAAAGCACCTGACCCAAAAGTTAACTGCAAAAAGTTATACTCTCCAGCCTTAGCGTATGTGCTCAAAGTATACGAAGTTCCCAAGATGTAAGAAAACGCTTGCGTAAAATAGTGCTCAGAAAGGGTATTATTGGCGACTAATTTATCCCCATCTAAAATACCATCAGGAGAAACAACAGTATTGGCAGTAATTGTACTGGCAGTTTTAGCCCAAACAGCATTATCAAACTGCTCAGAGTAAGTCAACAAATTAGTCCTACTCTCCTCAATCAATAATCCCAAACTCTCCCGAGTCATCGGGTTGCAGTCAAACCTTGCCACGCCACTTGCTGCTGTTTGCAGAACAGGGATGTAATTGGTGACGGTCTGTGTTGTTGTTGGCGTGTAGCTTGTGACTGCGCTGCGTTGCTCTAGTTGAGCGCCCCAAATATTGATAGCATCGCCGCTAGTTACTAATTGAATACCTACAGTTTTTAAACCTGCTGTTGGTGTTATAGTCGCGCTATAACGAAGCCACGATCCTGTGATAGTAATGGCGGTAAAACTTGTTCCATCTAATGTCAGATTTACAATGCCAGTTCCTGTTACCCGTTGTACATAAAAACTTATGGTATATGGCAACGCCAATAATGTTACAGCTTGATACACTGTGGCATTGGCACTGGTTGAAGTTAAGGTGGTTGCGGTAGTGGTGCTGCTAGGATCAAGGATTCCTGTTGTCAAAGTACCGTTAGTAGTAATCCAAGTAGTACCAAAAGTTTGACTCTGCAACAACAAATTCTGCTCAGCCATCGCAGAAGAAGTTGGATCGTAGAACATAGCTGCACTTGGCCGTGTAAATGTAATTCGTGAATCAAGTGTTCGTGTATTGGCGAAGTCTAGCAAAAGGCTTGGGCGAATGCTTGGGCGGTTAAGTGTGGTTGCTTGATAGCCAGTAGACAAAGCTAAAGTAATAGTATTAGTTACCGCTAATACATTAGTTGTCAACGTTGTGCCATTAAACGTCAAATTTGCAGAACCAGCAAAAGCACCCGCATTGTTATATTGCACCTGCGCATTGGAACCACCGGGCGGTGGTGTGGGTCCAGCCGGACCCACTGGTCCAGCAATGCCACGATCAATAGTAATAACTTGCGTTGTTGGTGGCGTCAAGGCCAAAACAATATTATTTCCGTCTGTGACGGAGACATTAATATTAGCCATTAGTTTATTACTCCGTCAGAACGCACCAAAAACAACAAGAAAATAATGCTGTCATCGGCTGGCGTAGCGCCAGAAGCTGGGAATTGTATTTTCAAGCTACCACTAAAGCCCACGCAATCGGTAGCATTAATGTCCAACTCTGGATCGCTGGATAAAACATCCCATGTTGTTTCATCAATCACCAAAGTAAATGTTCCAGCAGCATCTACTCGATTGGAGATCGTCAGACTTACGGGTGTTGGGGCTGGCGAGTAATCAGCAATATCAAACGTTAAACCAGTGCGGCTATCGTTCAAATTGGTTAATGATCGACGCAAAATTGATGCGCTGATTGTGGCACCAATAGTATTAACGGGTGAATTGTTTGCAGTTAATGCAATATTCCAATAGGTTTTTTGGTTATAAACCAACTCACCAGAAATTATTGGATTGGAAAAGCCGCTGACTTGTGTCAGAGCATTTTTATTAAAAATTGCCAAGATAATTCCCCTAAACTCGGGTAGTGACGCTCCCTACAAACTCGCAGGGCTACGATTCTTATCATGTAATTTTACGTTAAATCTTACGACATGACTATTTTAACCACATAGATAGATGCAAGCCACCAAGACCGCCGTGGTTGTATCTGTAAATGTCATACTTTGTCTAGCTTTAGCAACTGTAATATTACGAACAATGTTATCTGCTTGCTTCATTCCTACACCAGCCACGGAACTCGTCACAATCAAATCGCCAGCGGTAATGTTCCCAGCTTCTCCGCAAACATACATTTGACCTTCACCCACCGAATTGGCAGCACAATAATCATATAGATTTTTATCTTCGTCATATTCAGGGAACATGGTTGTAATTTTTTGCAAACCGCCATCTACATCTACAAATTCAACTTTTTCAATAAATGCAGTTGGTTGAGCATTAGCCAATAAGCCATTGTTCAATACCATGATACCAATTGGCACTTGATTTGCAGATGAAGACATTGCGACTTCAAATAATGTATTGCTAAGATTTTTTGCAATAATTAGTTTGACATCACAAACAATATAACCCATAGGAATATTTGCTGAGATAGGAACCAAGACATCATGTGCGCCTGTAAATGGGCCATAGTTGGTGCCAGCACCATCGGCATAAAAATCATAACCATTGGCTGCACCAACAATGCCTGATGTACTTGTGCCACCGCCAGTACTCGCTGAATTTACGCCACGAATTGCATGGTTTGTGCCGCCAGTTGTTCGAGCGATTCCATAAACGCCAACACCCGTGGTATTGGCTTCTCCAACAACGCCATTGGCAGCATCGCTTAATCCATAAACTCCGGCTGCTGTAGTTAAAGAAGCTGTCGTAGCAGTATTGTATCCCCAAGCCGCCGGAGCTACCCCAGAATTATTCTGTATCAAGGAAGCTGGTGAAGTCGGGCTTGCACTCTTCACATATAAACTGCCAGATGTACCGCCAGTTTCTACAACTAAAATATTTGAAGCATCATAAACTTGCAGTGTATTAGAAGTGTAATCCATCACAACACGTTTGCCAGTAGATGCTGTTTGAATTAATGCACCTGTAATCGTTCCAGCAGTAATAGTTCCAAGATTGGCACTAATAGCGGAAAGATTGCCCACTTTTAAATTTGATAAATATGGCGTTCCCCAAATGGTTTGATTTGCAACAGGATAATAAATCCCATCACTTTGAAACATAGCCTGAGAGGAACCGGGATTTTGAACCGTAGTGGTAAAAGCCGTTGCAGATGTTGGAGAAAAACTTGTAGTAGCTGGCAAACCACTGCCAGCAATGGTGACTGGTGAACCTGTAACAGTTGGATTGCCAGCATATAAAGCATAACAAATTACAGCACTATTCCCAGTTGCTCCATTGCGTGCTATTGATTGCACGCTGAATCCACTCGTCCATGAAACAGTAGTAGTCAAAGTTCCAGCCGGAGCTGAAATTCCAGTACTTGCTTGCCATAAATAAGTATTAGAAGTGCCGGGATTTGTAGGGATAGCGACTTGCCATCCATTGCCACCCGTATAAGAAGCATTAGAAGCCGTAGCCCATGTCCAAGTCGTACTGCCGCTGGGATTTCCCGGTGTAGTATTTAACCACTGATATAAAGATACTACTGCCGTTTGCTGACCAACAGTACCAGTTGGTGCCCAAGCTAATGCTGAACTAGGGCTACTAATTTGAGATTGACCCAGATTATTTGAAACTACGACACCAAAATAATAAGTCCCATCGGGCAACATTTCATTTAAAAATGTAAACGTTGAACCCGGAGTTAAAGAGGTTGAAGCTGGTGACGTATAAGAATCAAAAAACGTCCATTGTGAGGCTGTGGGCGTTGGAACTGTAGAATAAAAAAGTTGAATGTTAGTAATGCGCCCTACAGTAGGCGCGACAACCGATACATCAAAAGATGGAATTGAATCAGCTGGGCGTGTTGCTGAAACGATTGGCGCGGCAACCGCAGAAAAATAACTAGGTGAACTAAAGTTTGAATTAGGTGCAGGCGTATATTGTGTAATTGCCGCATTGTCATAAACTTGTGAATTGTATTCCGTCAAATCAAGTGTGGCACCTAAATTGCCATCAGGCAAAGAAATCTCACTGACTTTCATGACTCGGAATAATTTATTATCCCAGCCATAAGCGGCATTAGTCAAAGTTACAACATCACCAGCATCTACTTGGATTGCTGTATATGCGGCACTAATGGTAACAATTAAATCTTCGCGTGTTTGTTCGAGCATTCTATTAGCCAAATATGAGGCTTGAACAGAATCATTCACCAAATCCAAATTACAACTGTATTTATTAATTGGTTCATTGGCATAAAGTAAACCAGATGGCGTCTCAAGATACACTACGTCACGTTGGTCACGATTAAGTTTGGATGGAAATTGAGCTTCAACCTGATTGATTGAGTTTGCCAAATCAAGTAATGAAGTTTTAATTTCACCAATGACATTATTATCATCAAATGAAAATGTGGAGGCTACAGCTTTATTAATAACAACTGCCCATTTTCCATTGGCTTCGTTGTATTGATTCCACGAATCACAAGCCAACATAATGCGGTCAATATTTGCCAAAACATTTTGGCCCGTATCAATTACGCCATTAATTTTGTAGCGTGGCTGAGTTGAGGAAACACCAGAACTATCTGTGAAGGTTATGGTTTCTTGTGAATATGTATCCAACGCAGCAGCAGAAGTTGAATCCACAATTCCAGCGACCATGCCAGCACCATAAACAGTACTAGTCATGTAATCAAGCCAAACCGCTCCGGGATAGGCGGCAGAGGCTCCATTAAGATATTGGCCCACCTTAAAGGTAACAGGCTGCATTTGAGTGGTGTCTGCGTCCCGACTGTAATTTAATTTAATGATGGCAAAAGCCAAACCATTCATTTGACGATTGGTGGATGACCATCTTTGATCAACATTAATATCTGCACCGCCCATCAATACCGATGGCAAAATTGAAGTATTGGCACCCGTAATGACGCCAGCATAACTTGATGTATAAAGACTAATGAATAAATTGCCAGATACTTTTGTATCAACATTATTGGCCCCATCAGTCAAACTAATTACTTTTGTTTGATCTGTTGTATCAAATGTGATGGTGCGGTCTGCATAATAAAATTTTGTTTGATCAAAAATAAAATTGCTAGTGGATTTTGCAAGACTTGAGATCACCAGAACGTAATACATGGTTTTCTGGTCAGAAGACAAAACAGCATCTACAAATGTTCCACCCAGATAGGCATCGCCATAAACAATTGGAATATTGTTTGTTGGTGATGGTGGGTTTTGTTGACGCACTCCACTATCTGTGCCCATGTTGGCATTGGGATCGCCCGGTGCAAAAGCGCGGGAGACTAAAGATGAAATAACAAAAGTAACGGCAAATGATGCAGCAGCCATACCAGCGGCACCTAAAGCTGCTCCCATCACAATGGCATCACCAGCAAAGAACACAGCAGCAATTAGTGAAGTTGGCATAATTATTCCCTAAAAAATGTTGCTTCAAGCAACTTATATTTGCGTTTTGTAAAATCAATTAATGGAGAATTTGCAAGCACTGAAGTGCAAACATAATCAATCCGACCTTCATCCATCATGACTGTCGCTCTGTTATCAAATTCGCACCATAAGCGACCACCCACTGTACCATTTCGATGCTCAGGATTAACCCACCACGCAAGTTCTCTTAATTCTAAAACTTCGGGACACCATACATTTCCAGTAATGATGGCTGCAAGAAATCCTCGATATTGAGTATCAATCAAAATGAAGCCTCGTCCTGCCAGCATCATTTCCATAAGTTTAGCAACATGAACGGCATCATGAGCTTCTGTATTTTGCAAAATGGAAATTGGTGATGCTGCTGAATAATCCCGCATCATATTCAATAATGCAGGCATATCATATTTGGTGGCATTCCTAATCATGCGTGTGTATCATCTCTCATTATCTACATATACATAACCGGATTTAGTAGTGGAATCCAATGGATCACTACTGACAGTGGCTGATTGTGGTGGTTTTCCAAAATCAAAATATGTTGATGCAACAATAGGAACACGATTCATTGATGTATCGTTTGGATATATAAAATTCCATGCCTTAGGCACTGTTTTAATTCCTTGAATTCTATTATCAAGAATTGATCTGAAACTAGAACAAGAAATTCCAACCGTTGCTATTCTAATTCTAAGGTCATCATCAAACTGCTCAGTAATTGATGCGTTGGAAACAATCCCTGTATATCGTTTAAAAAACTGAAGTGTGGGCGTAGTAATTATTTGATTTTGTGAATCAAGAAATCCACGCCATACATCAATGTTAGAGCCTTTAATATTTGCGCCTAAAATAATGGCAACATTAGAACCATCAACACCAGTTAACTGAATTGTTAAATCGGTTGAAGTTGCTTTGATATTTCTCTCAATTTGACTGATTGAAAGCAAACTTCCAAGGTTATTAAAAGTCATGCCAGACACCGTAATAGGTGCTGCCGCATTACAAAAATAATAATTATCTGTTGCCGTGCTTAATTTAATAAATTCTGCTTGAACGATTGATGCGCTGTTCAGCGCGGTCATTGTTGTACTCATCCTGTAATGTCCTCAATAAATACAAAATCACCATCCCATTGAACAAAAGCGCCATTGGTCATTGGGTTTAATGTGTATGTGGGACATTGTGCAGCAAGCAAATAAAAAGTGCAAGCTGAACCAACGGCGGTTAAAGTGCCTACGGATACAGTGCCAATGACTGGCCTATGCAAGGTTACATCAATAGTAGAAAGACTGCCCCTCAGAACTGTCGTTGTAACTTTATATGAATAGCTGCCAAGTTGTATGAAATCACCAGCAGCAAAAACTACGGCTGAAGAACTAACCACTGGAAGATTGCCCACGGATATAGTGGTGGCATTTGCAGCAGGAACAGATGCCAGCGTTAAAGCCGATACCTGAAGCAAAGTTAACCCACCTTGATAAAGCGTAAACCAATTTAAACCAGTACCTGCAAACGTAATCGTTTGTGGCAATTGTCGATCACTATTATCAATTGCTTGAATGACACCGCGCACTTGCGGATAATACAAATAATTATGAGGTTTGACTGTAAATTGCCACGGGACTGAAGTTAAATATTGAGCCACGCGCACTTGTCCAGATCGGCTGACTTGTTGTCCAACAGTTCGTCTATTTTGAACACCAATAGATTGGCTAATATTAAAGATGGTCTGAAAACTCATTATGTTCTCCCGCGATTAACGGCTAGATTTTTATTGCCATAAGCATTTGCTGCCCATACAGCTTTAGAGCTTCCCAGAATGCGCTCTTCAAAACTTTTGGTATCAATGGCCTGAATATTGTAATTGGTGATGTTGTTAGTAGTGCCGCCACCGCCCAAGTTCAATTGATGATTGGGAATGATTGTGCCAGCAGTTTTTGGAACAAACAATTCCGGGCCACGTTCACCAACCATTGATGCTTGATTAACTGGTGGATCACCGCCATCGGCAAATTCAGCCATTTGAAACATGGCTTGCGTTATGCCGCCGCCACCGCCACCTCCACCAAAACCAAAAGCACCAAATGCCATTTTTAATAATGAAGTAGCTTGCGCCTTGATTTGAATGGCGATCAAATCTTGAATGACACTTTGAGCAAAGCCTTTAAAGTTCAGTTTGCCAGTCTTAACAAAATTATCCAGCGCCGCATTCATATTAGAAAAAACGGATTCAAAAGCCATTTGCCCTTTTTCCATTTCAGTAGGAAGATTGCGAAATGCTTTATCTATTTCTTTTTCAAAGCCTTCAACAAAAGTTCCAGTCTTGGCTTTGACCGCTATATCTCGCCGCTGTTGTGCCAAGTCTAATGACCGTTGTTGAAGTTGCAATTGCACTGCCAAGGCTTGATTTTGCGCATCCAAAGTCAAGGCATCATTGTCTCGAATGGATTTCACCGCATCATCATACTGTTGAGTAATCAGTAACTTATCACGCTGCAATTGCAAATCATCTTCGCTTAAATGATTGACGTTTTGATTCAGCAAAAATAAATCATGCCCACGGGTCAACGTTTGGTCTTCCAAGGCTTGTTTCGCGACTAATAATTTATTGCCTTGCTCAAAATGCTCATTTAGTTTGATGTAGTCTGCGCGCTCTTGTTCACGAACATTAAAGCCTTTTTGTTCTAAAGCCAATTGCTTTTTTAATGCGGCGGCAGCATCAGCCGTGGCTTGCTTGCCGGGGGCTACGGTGCGTTTAGCTTTCGATTGAGTGGCATCCCAACTGCCAACTTCACTATCTTTAACGCCTTTGATAAAAGGGTTTTCTAATTGCTCTTTTAATTCTGCTAATTTTTTTTCATTCTCTGCACGATCTGCATATCGAGCCGCAATAATTTTTCCAATTTTTGCACGATCTTCCGATGTTGAATAAATATTAATATCAGCAATGGCTTCAGCAACATCTTTCCACGCCTTAAAGACACTGACTAAATCTTTGACTTCAGTAGCAAAACTGGCAATTTGATATGCACCTTGAACAAATAAAAAGTGCATGACATCTTGCAATGCCGTTCCTTTGTCCGTCAGCGTTGATAAATAATCTGATGTTTTAATTAAAACTGGGCCAAGTTCCGAGGCCAACAAAGTCATAAAATCGCGGCCACTTTGTGCCAGTCGGTCATACATATCGGCAGCGTCTTGCAAGCCTTGAGCTTGGGCCGCTGTTGCACCAGCGCCCGTATTCATACCATCAGCCAAAGCCACAAAATCAACACCCTTGGCAGCTTTGCCAAACATATCCATGGCTTTGGCATTACGAGTCAACGGGTCTTCAATGGCGGCAATACTTTGAATGGCTTTGCCAAATAAATCTTCTGTTGATAGCCTGCCCAAATCTTTTAATGAAATGCCAATTTTGATAAATGCCTTTTGAGCATCATCAGAACCAGAGGCGGCACTATCCACAAAATTCGTAAAGCTGGAAAGTAATTTCCCAGCATCATCGGCTTTACCACCAGACTGCGCCAGCGCATTATTCAATTTCACAATTGAATCAATGGTGACATCATTGGCCTTGGCTACATCGGCAATTCCATCGGCATACGCCAAGGCTTGATGTGCTGCTGCTACAAAAGCAGCAGTGGCAACCGTGGCAACGGTGGCCGCATTTGCCGCCACTTGTTTGCCAAAATCATATAATTTTTTATTGGCCTGATCCAAGCCTTTAGAAAATTCAGCACTATCCAACCCAAGTAGCACGCCAAGTCTTGCAATATTAGCCATTCTTTACCCCAAATTTATTTGCCTCAAAACCCGGAGCCTGACTTAAAAATAGTAACAGGCTTTCGTTTATCTTGTCTTGTTGCTCGGCTTCACTTATTGGTGGATAAATGTAATCGTAGGATGGCCCGATTATATTGTTTAATGTATATGGAGCCGCCCCGCTGGGCCGCATGTAATTAAATACACCATTGGTTAAATTACCAAGGGCAGTAATAATGCTTTGATTCCCCAGCAGACCATCAGCATACATGGTCTGAATTTGTAGCATGGTGACGATATCAATCTCGTCAATCTGTTCTTTTGTGTGCCCGTTGAAGATCATGGAGCATTCCACTTGCGACCTCAACGAGCCAATTAGTTTTTTCTTGATTCCTTGTAGCTGGGTGAAATCACTTCACCAATCTTATCCACCAATTGAATTTGCACTGATACAGGCCATTCGGCTTCAATGTCTTCATAAGTAATGTCATCCAGATTATTCTCTGGATTCTCTGGCACCAATAACTTGATGTATTCAACAATGCGAATCTCAGTCATCACTTTAGTTTTGGCAGCACCACGCATCGAACGACCATTAATCAAAATGTCATTCTCTTGAAATTCAAATTCCTCGGTAGCCTGATCTTTCAGTTCAATCAAAGTGGCGGTCATTGCTTTGTAAACCGCATCAATTTGCGCTTCTTCTGGTGTCGTGATTCGGATGTACATGGCATCAGATTCAGCAACCAAAGGTAAGCGAACGGTGAACGTGTGTCCACCCAGTTCAAATGTTTTTTGAGCTAAATGTTTGCGCTTGTCAGCGTAGGAAGTGCCAAAGGCAGAGGAGAATTTTGTCATGTCATTTTCTTTCTGAAAGTATCCATTCTGCGAACCAGAATGTTTTTTAAATTATCCACCACCGCACTTGATTGCGTTTCAAGTGCAGATCGTAAATAAGGATGCGCTGGATTTTTGGCTGTACCAAACTCTTGAGCAATCGCACGGGCATCGCTTTTGATGCCCATCTTTGCCAGTTTTTTACCGGGTGCAGTTGTCACTAAAGCAATAACGGTATCGGTTGATGATACATATTTAGACGACTTGTCTTTGCGAGTAGGGCGGCGCGCCTCCACTTGCAAGGAACGCCGCAAGCCTCCAGTATCAATTGGAGAATCGGCGCGTGCTTGAGTCAGTACAGGCTTCATGGCTTCACGCACTGCTGGCACTAGCACTTTACTGCGTGCCATCTTATCGCCAAAATCATTTTCAAGTTGCTGAAAGACTTTTAAAACATCAGTCAATCCAGTTACTTGAACAGAAACAGTTGCCACGATTAACCTTTAATAATCTTATTGTAAATTTCATTATTCAACGCCATGGCATAGGATACAACAGCCGCAGGAGTCATATGCGGTGCGTGCATCGCTGCAATTTCATGTGCGAGAGTGACCGCTGTCATACGTTGTTGAGTAAAGCCAAACCAATCTTTTCGAATTTCAGATTGATTGACTAAAAAGCCCAATAGATCGTTGGTGTTTTGTATTGTTGTTGTAGGTATCATTTAAGGGTCAATTGGTAAAGTGTGCCGTCAATTAAAGATGCAATTTCATCGGTGATGTTTTGCAATTCAGAATCTTGTGGAAAGTCTGCTTGCTTGCGTAGATCAGCAACTTCATCTTGAAGATAAGTCAAATAATCTATAGCATCAGTAGGCACATCAAAGCCGGGAAGGTATGTAATGCGCGTTGCATATTTCCCTTGATAGGATTCCACAAAAGAATCAATCAAGTCGCCTACAGCCGTATAGAAGGCTTCTAGCGCCTTATGCTCTGCAAAGCTGCGAGTTGCTAAATGCAAAATATGCGTACCAGTCACACTATGAAGCAAACAGGTAGCAAAATCTCCAACTGAATTGGCCTGCGTTTGTTCGACGCTGAATTTCATAGTATTCCCTTGTTGTCCATAACCATGTGCATAGGCCGCACGCGCCACAGCTTGCGCTTTGGCTTTTGTAGCGAATGGGCCTTTGCTTCCCCAATACCAGCCATTAGGCTTTTTTGCGAGTGGCATTTGAAACAATCACTGGATTACATTCAGCCAACATTTTCAACACGGTAGCTTCGCATGAATCAGGATCAGCCGCCAATAAAGCAGCAGCCACTTCTGTCGCGTCTACTATAGCGCCCCGTACCATTTCTGGCAAAGGGCGATAAGTGGACGTGAGTTCTGCAACTACGTCCGTAAGCATTAAGTGTTACTCCAGCCGTATTGACCACCGCGTGGGTGAACGGTAAAAATGCACTTGGCTTCTGCACCCGGCTGGGCATCAATCTTAAACTCGCCTACACGACCATTGAAGGCATAAGCAATGGTGCTGACCCCATCAACAGCCGCCACCACAAAGGTGCGGTCAATCACGCCACTGTAAGCATCAGCACGCATCAACAACAAACCTACATCTGATGGATTCCATGCGGCTGTAATGGTCAGACTTGTAGGCGCTGCCTGAGTTGGGATTTTGTCCGATTGACGTGCGCCAGCGACTGAGAAATTTGCTACTGCATCGTCTTGACCAAAGACGGGCACTGCTTCCACATTCAATGGCGTGCCAGCCGCGCCTGTACCGTTGGCAGAAGTGCCAACGATAGTCGCTACTTGTGCTGACCAAACTGACAAATTTGTCGTGGTCAAAGGTGTGGGTGTGGCGCCCGTTTGCGCCCACAGTGAGGCACTAAAGCCCGGTAAAACTTTGGATGGTGCTGCCATTAGTTATTCTCCTGATTAAGCGTTGTTCGACCAGCCGTACTGACCGCCACGGGGGTGAACAGTAAAGATACATTTGGCTTCAGCGCCGGGTTGCGCGTCGATCTTGAATTCACCCACACGACCGTTGAATGCGTAGTAAACCACATTCGCGCCATCAGTTGCCGAAATGATAAAGGTGCGATCCACCACGCCAGAGTAAGCATCGCCACGCATAATCAGCAATTGAGAATCCGAGGGATTCCAAGCTGCCGTGATAGTCAAGCTGGTGGGCGCTGCTTGAGTTGGAATCTTATCGCTTTGACGCGCACCCGCTACCGAGTAGGAGGCCACAGCATCATCTTGGCCAAAGGCTGGGATGGCTTCTACGTTTAATTGATTCGCCGTAATAGCCAAAGCCGAAACGGTGGCTACGGTGGACAACGCCGCCGT